AAACACCGGAGCAGTCCACTCCCGCGCCTGCTTTGCGTTGTTAGGCGGCTCCCGAATCAAAACCTGCCATGCGTAGCCGTCACTGATCCTCACCGCAATAAGGGCAGTAGCGTCGGCCTTTCCCTTGGATCGGCCACGCGAGCCGTCAAAGCCTAGAACGATGGGCGTGCCCAGGTCCACCGGTTTCGGTTCAACGCAGGCTCGCAGTTCTTGGGCAGACAGGAAGGAGTCAGAGGCGTGGGTGATCTGGTTCAGGAAATACCGGCGGGCTTCCTGCACGTCTGTGTTCTCGTCCCAGAACTCGTCAATAACGCCGTCGATGTTGACCCAGCCACCATTCTCGGCAGCGGAATCCCCGTAAGCGTGAATCAGACCCCGGCGCAGCGATTCCTCGTCGTAAATGTCGGTCATCGGGTCAGCTTCCCGGTGATCCAGCAGCAAGTCGCGCTTGCGTGACCTGTTCTTGCCCTTTAGCTGCGTCTGGTGGGCGTGCCAGGACTGCTCCGCTATGGATTCCTCACCCGGCTCAAAAGCGTTGGGAGTTTCGACTGTAGAGCCTCCCGTTTTCATGGTGTTGCGCCGGATCGTGCGCGCCAGCCGCCAGCCACCATTGCTCTGAGTCCACGATTCGGTCTGGTCCATAGCCGTGAAAACCGGTCTGAATCCCTCACGGGACAGGCCCGCCGACGTGACAGCCTCAATGCGGCCACGCGGCACATTGATGAATGTCTCCATCGGCTCAATGTCATAGTTCTCGTACACCGGAGAGTTTCGGGCCATGTCAATACACGGCATCCAGGTGTTCGCCGTCTGGTCCTCAGACACAGCCACGATCTGAACCAGAGGCTTCAGGCCAATGTCGTGCCAGGGTCGTCCCACCGGCTGACCATTTGAGTCCCAGCCGTCCATCACCACATCGCCCAAAGCTTCCAGCAGGCACATGGACGCAACCAGCGGTGATTTACCCCAGCCTTTAGGCCGGGAGAGCAGGGCGCGGCGAACAATCCGGCCTCTACGCAGGTACTTTTCGCCCTGCCTAGTGGATGGTCCCTGAAAGCCGGGGTCTACCTCGTAGAAACGCAGGATGAAATTGGCCTGCTCCTGGGTAAAAGTCAGAGGCTCACCCAGAGTGGGGCCGTCATAAACTGTCAGGTTGTTGTAAATCCAGTCCAGCGCATACCAGCCCAGCGTGGGGAAGTTGTCGTGATCGTCAAGCGGCTTCCACGGCATTTAGCCAACCTTGGGAGCAGGCATGTAGCGGTTACGGCTGGTGGGCAGATTGGCCCGGTCCTCCGCTTTTGCCTCTGCCTCAATCGCGCTGACCACCTGAATCCGCAGACGCGCACGATCCTCTGGGGTGGCACCGAACTTAGCCGCCCGCAGACGTAGCTCACTTGCCACCTTCATGTCGCCATTCCAGAACTCGTTCTGAAGCAGCGCAGTCTCAGTGAGGTAATTCCACTCCACGTCGGTGAATTCAGAAGCCAATTCAGAATCGCCCCAAATGGCCCACCAAATCAAAACCTGGGGGTGCCAATCCACATTTCCAGGCAAATGCGGCTGTGGTGAAGGCTGAACCTCAACAACGCGCAACGGAATTGCATCCTTGTTGCGGCGCGCTCTCTGATCATCGGGCTTACGCACCGGACCCCTACCTGCCATAGAAGGCAGGATAACATCTTGACTATGACTGCCACACTGTTGGATTTGTATTGCGGTGCCGGTGGCGCTGCACGCGGATATCAGCGCGCCGGATTTCGCGTAGTCGGAGTCGATAAAGACCCACAACCCCGTTACTGCGGCGACGAGTTCATTCAGGCCGACGCATTCGACTACCTGGCAAAAAACTGGTGGAAATTCGATGCCATTCACGCCTCGCCACCCTGCCAGCGGTATTCCATGATGACTCGCTGCACCGGAAACCAGGACAGTCATCCAGACCACATCGCCAAGCTGCGGGCTTGGCTTCAGTTTTACAACAAGCCATATGTCATCGAAAACGTGCCCCGATCACCGCTGAAAAAGCCGGTCGAACTCTGCGGCCTCATGTTTGGTTTCATGCTGTACCGGCACCGCCACTTTGAAACGAACTTCAAGGTCAAGACCCCAATGCACCCGTACCACAAGTACAAGGCAGTAGAGCCGGGGAAATGGGAACCGGGCCTGGTAATGAGCGTCGTCGGAAACTGCTCGCCGGTATCCCACGCCAGGGAAATCATGGATATCGACTGGATGGTGGCAGACGAGCTATCGCAGGCAATACCGCCGTACTACACCGAACACATCGGTGATGCGCTGCGCCGACATTTGAACCGAAACGCACGCGCAGCGGCGGCGGCGGCTTTCTAATGTTTGCGGTTAAGTTCCCGCAGTTCTTCCCAATAGAAGCCGAAATAGGCGTACAAGGCCACCGGAACTCCCACAAGAGCCACCACACCAAGAGCTATCAACGTCAAGCTCACGAATCAGCCCATTCCTTCTGGCGCTGCTGGGCAGTGTAATTGCACTCCCTGGTGTCAGCGGCAATGTGAATCTGCATCTTCCACTTGGCCCACGTCTGGAAGTCGCATTTCTTACACAGATACGTTTTATGCTCGCGCTTGCAGCTAGTGCAATTGTTCACCGCAATGAATTCGGAATCGGTCTTGGGACCGACCGTGCGAAAGAAAGTGCGGGCCTGATCAAGCAAACTTTGGGTCATCTTCCTCCGCAATCACTACGCCACAAACGCAGCACCAATACACAATTTTTACACCAGACCGGACTACATCTGCCTGCCGACCGCAGTCGCACTCAAGGTAATGGACGCACTCATCCATGGCCTTCAGCCTCAAAATCGGCCAGCCGCCACAGCGCAGCCGAAAGCATGACCACCAGAGTTTTCTTGTTTACTTCCTCCGCAGCCAGCTTCTTGGTCAGGTCGTACAAGCTTGAGTCAAGACCGTCGAGAGTCCGGTTGTGATGCCAGTTCTCCACCCGCTGAATGTGCCGATCCAAAATGCGGTCGGCATCTTCGGCAAAGATGTTGTCGGTCATCTCTTTGAACTGGGCCGCAGTGTCCTGCTCACTCATCCTGATCCTCATATAGCTTGAAAAGTCGCAGCAGTGCCTCTGCTGCCAGCACAGATACCGTCTGCTGGTCAATCATCATCATGGCCCGAACCACATGCTGAAGCGTGATGGACTCGTCGCCGTAATGATTCCGGTCATGGATCAAAGCCTTGATGTGCGAGTCCACGGCAGTGCTGCCGAAAGTCTCGTAGTCACCCAGGCTCGCAGCGGTACGCATCTGATCCATCGCACTGGTCGCCCACGGCTCATCCGGCGGCAATTCAGTGATACCCACATCTTCCGGCTGAATCAACGGGCCGTGAGCCTGCTGAGCGGCCTGCTCAGCCATAACAGCCTTGGCCGACAGACCGCCCAGCACCATCATCAGAAGATTTATGTCCCGCGCATGAAAGACCGTGGCAGTGACGATGCTGCCCCGCGTGGAATCTCCCACGCGACAGGCATCCATCAACTCATTCACCAGATCGTCAGCAGGCTTCTGATACTGGTCCACCAGGGCCATGGCGCGCTGCCATTGCTCATCCGTAGGTTCGTTCACAGAACGAATGCTGTCATCCGGCAAGCTCAATGTCGCGCACAGCCGCGTGAATGGAATCAGCGACCTGCACTGCCTGATCGGACGGCATCACCGCGCTCATCTGGAACGGATAACTGCGGCCACTGATCGTGACCGACAGCGCAATGATTACGCCCAGTTCATCAAGGCTTTCACCGTCACGCGCCAAACCGACAGAAATGTTGTCGGCATGGATGCTCTGATCTTCGTGCCAGTCCTTGTTCAGAATCACTCGTCGCTCTCATCTGCCGGTTCCACGTCCACCGTTTCGGTGGAATCTACATCGAACTGATCGAACATGCCTGTATCAAAGGATGACAGACCATCGTGCAAAATCTGCTCAGCCTCGTCGGAGTCGTCGGCCTCAATGACCGAACGCCCATACATGGCCCACTCCAACTCAAACTTCGGCATAGCCCCTACTTTCGATGAAATTGACTTTCTCCAACAACGCAAACGCCAGGTCACGCGCATCTTCGGGCGTTCCCTCAAAGGCAACCCAGTCACCGTCACGGCCCTGAAGGGCGATCACAACGGCATCCCCTCCGTTGTGATCGCCCGTCAGCCCCACCGCAATGGTGTCTGACGGCATAGCCGCCAGCAGGTCCAACTCCTGCCCTGCACCGGTATCCACCGGCATCAGAGTTCGTACCCGCCCATCGACAGCCCGCGCGCGAACTGCTCCCGGTCGAACTTGTTGCCACGCAGCGCTTCCATGCGGGGGAAGTTCTCAACCGACCAGCCACCGCGACCGGCCTGCAACTTCGACATGGAATCGCCCCTCATCCAGTTGTTCCAGGTCTGGATGAAGTAGGCCAACTCGTCGCGCTGGGACAACTTCTTGCGGTCAGCACGAATGTTCCGCAGACGCGAATCCAGCGCGATCAACGGGCTACCAGTGGGCAGATGCGACCGGCTGTTCAGCAGATGGAAGAACGAAATCGTCGCCTGAGGGTCGATCTGCAATCCCTGCAAGGCCATGGCACCAGCCACAGACGGCGTACCACCCACAGCGCGCGTGGTGTGCGCCAGATAGCGGTTGAACAGATCAACGAGCTTGTGGTTCTCCGACACCCAGTTCTCGACCGCCGGGGTGGACAAGGCGCGGGACCGCTTGTTGTCGGTGAACAACAGACCGCCGTGCCAGGTCATCAGCAGACGAACAGCCGACGCGATCTGCGCCGCGTTCTTCACGCCCATCAAGGCAAGCTGCTGACCAGGAGTGCGCTTGATGCCCTGATCCATGTACCGCTGAACCTCGTCATCCAGCCCGCGCACGACGAGCATGGTGAGAGTCATCGGCGGCACGCAGTTAGCGAGAGCAGTCAGACGGTTCTGGCCGTTAAGCAGAACACCAGACTTGGAGAACTGGATCGGCTCGCCGGTCAGACCAAAGCGGCCCGCCTCCATGTCCATCTGATAGCGGATGACTGCTGTCTCCGACAGAGGACGGTTGTGGGTGTTGTGCTTGGTGAGCCACCGGGCAGCGGTTTCGCTGCTGACGGCGACAAAGCTTGCCACCACGTCGGGCTTGCGGATTGTCAGGAACTCACCGGGCTGGATGCCCTCAATTTCGTGTGTCATGGCTATCTTCCTACCACCATTGTCACAGCTTGTCAATACCTATACCCAAAAAAGGCAAAATCAAGGCACCAGCGCATAGGTGGTGTTACCGACAACCCGCACAACCTCCACGTTCTTCGCATTGAGGTCCACGTTCCAGTAGTTCGTGTGGATACTCCCGAAAAGCGCCAGCAAGCGGTTGTTGTGCTGACCACGCCAGTCAGACCAGTTATCGTTCCGGCGACTCAAATCCAGAACCGCATACTGCGTGTCATCCGGCGTGACCTTCTTCACCCAAGGCTGCTTACCAAACCGCCGCTCAGGATTACCGATCAACAAAAAAGACAACTCACCAGCAGAAGGCGCATCTTCAGCACCCGCGAACTTCCGCAACCAAGCGCCACAAACCTGCGCACCCTGGCTATACCCCAGCACAACCTTCTCGCCAGCAGTAGACCGAATCAGCCGATCCAAATTCCTGGCACCAGTCTGAATCGAACCCTTTGGGCTATCCCCAGACGGGTCCAACACAGCCGGATACTTCACCTGAACCTGCACATGACCAGGCGAAACCGCGTAACCGCGACACACCCGCTTCATGTAATTCGCCGCCTTGTCCAACCCCAAATCCAAGGCAGACACCGTAAGCACACTGGTGGTCAAAAACTTCCCCTAACCCGCTCAGGCCAAGGCTCCAACCCGGCGGCCAAACGCTCCACCACATTTAGGTGGCCGATCACGGCCTCGACCTGCGTCGAGTACCGGCAAAAATCCTGATCCCAGGAACCGTTAAACACCATGGTTTCAAAGATCAACGGCTGGTCATGGTCATGCCCGTGATTCAGGCCCAACCATACCGTTGAGACATAAACCCCAGGTCGAGGCTCATCCCAACCCACACGGCGCTGGTTATCGTCGCACATCAGATCAGACCAGCGCTCAAAGCTGATCGGAAGTCCCTGCCTGTCGAAATACATCGGCAAACCGTATATCACTGTCTACCAATGTGCAACGGTGCAGGTCGGGCAACTTTTCCCACCCGCCGGATAACCACCCGAAAGTTGTTGCAGGACAATGGGTGTCAGTAGCCGAAAGTTGTTGTGGGACAAGGCATGTCACGCATTGCCAATGATCTGAAAGTTGTTGTGCCGCAAAGCCCGAAAACCATTGCTGATCAGGGGTTTTCGGCAACTCGGCCAACCTGAAAGTTGGTGTCTACCAACGCAAGTCACGCATTGTCCGAAAAGTGCCCAGACCTGTACGGAATGCGAGCGACCCCGCTGCGCTAGGCCGCCGAAGGCG